GTGGCGCTGTTGGCGAGGTGGCTGGGGTGAGATACGCAGCCCGCAAAGACGCGAACAAAGACGACATCGTGGCCGCGCTTCGACAGGTCGGCTGCTATGTGTACGATCTGCGGCAGCCGGTCGACTTGTTGGCAAGCAAAGCGGGCAACGCGTGGATGATCGAAATCAAGGACGGCGCCAAGGTGCCAAGTGCCAGGAAGCTGACGCCGGCTCAGGTGCAGTTCATGCGGGACTGGACGGGGCCGAAGGTGATCACGGTTACTTGTGTGGATGAGGCATTGCGGGCTGTGTGTAAGTAAACGCCAACTGACTGGTCAATGAAAGGGAAACCATGAAACGCATTCAAGACGGTTTTACGCTCATAGAATTGATGCTCGTGGTCGCCATCATCGGCATTCTTGCCGCCGTTGCGCTGCCGGCCTATCGGGACTACACGCTCAAGGCTAAGGTGTCCGAAGTGCTGCTGGCCGCATCGGCCTGTCGAACGGCTATCACCGAGACCGTGCAGACGGCATCGACGCTGCCTTTGGCCGGGGGCTGGGGGTGCGAGGTGGCTGCTGGCGCTGGCACGAAGTACGTGCGATCGGTCGAGACAAGCGCGACTGGCTCGATTGCAGTGACTGTGACGGGCACGGGTGAGCCGACGATTGACGGCAAGCAGGTTACGCTAAAGCCGTTCCAGGACGTTGCGCTGACTGTTGAGCCGGTGGCGGGGTCTGATGTCAGGGCCTGGCGCTGCGGCAGCACGATTGACGGCACGGATATTCCGGCAAAGTACCTGCCAGGCTCTTGTAAGGGCTGATATGGACCGCGCTAAGGCTGATCTAGTGCTGCAGCGGCTGGCCGAGGGGCTGAGCTTGCGCAAGGCTGCGGCTGAGGCTGGGATTGATCCGTCCACTGTTTTGAAGTGGGAAGATGCAGACCCGGAGTTTGCGCAACAGTACGCCCACGCGCGCGCGACGGGTTACAAGCTGCTGGCCGACGAACTGATTGAGATTGCAGACGACAGCAGCGGCGACGTTATCGAGACAGAGCGCGGGCCGGTTGCCAATGCCGAGTTTGCAGCCCGGTCGCGGCTGCGGGTTGACACTCGCAAGTGGATGCTGTCCAAGATGCTGCCCAAGGTCTACGGCGACAAGATCGAGCACGAGCACAAGGGCCGCGTGGTGATTACAGCAACGCCGCACGACGAGAAGCTGTGAAGCTGACAGAGCGGCAGGAACTGGCCCAGGCGGTGTGCTCGGGCGATGCAACGCACATCATGCTGTTTGGCGGGTCGAGAAGCGGCAAGACCTTCCTGCACGTGCGCAACACGATATTCCGAGCGCTGAAGGCCCCAAGCAGCAGGCATGCCGTGTTCCGATTCAGGTACAACCACCTGAAGGCATCAATCGTGCTCGACACCTTTCCCAAGGTGATGCGGCTGGCATTCCAGGGCGTCGAATCCCACATGCACGTTCAAGACGGGTATGCGGAGTTCGCCAACGGGTCACAAATCTGGTTTGCTGGCCTGGACGACAAAGAGCGGACAGAGAAGATTCTCGGCAAGGAATTCGCCACGCTGTACTTCAACGAGTGCAGCCAAATCCCGATGAGTTCTGTTGACACGGCACTGACCCGGCTGGCGCAACTGGCGCCGACAGAAGTGCAGAACAGGGCGCCCGGTACGCTCAAGACCCGCGCCTACTATGACTGCAACCCGCCAAGCAAAGCGCACTGGACTTACAAGCGGTTTGTCTTAGGCGTCGACCCGGAAACCAAGCGGCCCATGGCGAATGCGACGGACTACGCGCATTTCCAGATGAACCCGGGCGACAACGCAGAGAACCTTAGCCCTGAGTACCTGAAGACCCTGCAGGGCCTGAGCGCCAGGCTTCAGAAGCGGTTTTACAAGGGAGACTTCGCAGACGCGACGCCGAACCAACTATTCAGCGACGAAGCCATGGACAAGTGGCGCGTCATGGATGGCGTTGTGCCTGACATGGTGCGGATTGTGGTTGCAGTCGACCCAAGCGGATCAGGCGACATCGACAACGCGGACAATGACGCCATCGGCATTGCGGTTGTCGGCCTTGGCACCGATGGCAATGCCTACGTGCTTGAGGACTGCACCGTAAAGGCCGGCCCGGCCACCTGGGGCAGCGTGGCTGTTACAGCCTATGAGCGGCACGAGGCAGACTGCATCGTAGGCGAGACCAATTATGGCGGCGCGATGGTCGAGGCCACGATTCAGACCGCCAGGCGCGACAAGGGCCAGCGCAAGGCGCCATACAAGGCCGTTACCGCGACGCGCGGCAAGGTGGTTCGTGCAGAGCCGATCAGCGCCCTGTACGAGCAAGGCAAGGTGCGGCATGTCGGCTACTTCAACGCGCTGGAAGACGAACTAGCGGCTTTCTCGACTGTAGGCTATCTAGGTGGCGGCAGTCCGAACCGGGCGGATGCGGTCATCTGGGCGCTGACAGAGCTGTTTCCCAGCGTGGTCAGCGGGCCGCGCCAGAAGCTGGGCCGGATCAACTACAGCACGAAGGGGATCGTATGAACGAAGCCCGCGAACGCTTTGTCCGCTGGCTGCAGGCCGACAACCCAAGATGCGGCAATGAATGGTCGAAGTGGGACGGAACGATTGCGCATGGCGGGCAGATCAATGACCGGATTTGCCTCCGCATTGACGCCGCGAAACGCCGGCTAGATGCTCCCTATGGTCTGATGACTGATGCAGAGATTGCGAGGATCGTATGAGCATTGCCCAAGCCCAGGCCATGAGGAAGGCGCGCGAGGACATCGAGGCGTTGAAGGCTCGGCTTGATGCGCTTGAGTCATGTGTTGCGGCTATCGTTTCACGTGGAACGATAGTTTCTGATAGCATGGCGGCGCCCCCGAAGAAGCGAGGGCGCCCGCCAAAGGCCTGAAGCGGCTGAGGCGGCAACAGGAAGCCGCCCATGCCGGATCACGACAGACTGCTGGCCGCCATCGACGAAGGACGAGAGCGGAGCTACGGCACCGATCACCACTCGTTCATCGGCCAGGTCCGCGCAGAGACGCTTGAGTATTACTACGGCCTGAACCGCGATCCTGCCCCCGAGGGGCGCAGTCAGATCGTCGACCGTAGCGTGTACGAGACCATTGCCACCATGCATCCGGCATTGGTGCGCATCTTCGCAAGCTCAAGCGAAGAGGTCTGTAAGGCTACCCCTGTCGGCCCCGAAGACGAACAGGGCGCAGGTCAGCAGACGGCAGTCCTGAATCACGTTGTCACCCAGTTGAACAACTGGGAACAGATCGTCGCAGACTGGACGTTCGACGCAATGATGTTCCCCAATGCGTACTGCATCGCGTATTGGGACGAGTCGCAGAACTCCATCCGTGAGCGGTACGACGGGCAATCAGACGACCAAGTGGCAGCCCTGATGTCCGACACTGGCGTCAAAGTCGTGCAGCACTCAAGCACCGTTGACGAACAGGCCACGCAAGAGCAGGCCCAGGCCTTCCAACAGGCCATGCAACAGTGGCAGATGGCAACGCAGCAAGCACAGATGCAGGGCATGTCGCCGCCTGAACAGCCGCCGCAGCCAGGCCCGGTGATGCTTCACGATCTGGTGATCGAGCGGGTCGAGAACACCGGCAAGGTGTGCATCAAGGTTCTGCCTGCAGAGCATTGCATGGTCAGCATCGACACGCCGAATTGGCTGCTGGACGAGTGCCCGTACTTCGAATATCGGTGCGAGAAGACCATTGCTGACCTGCGCGCGATGGGCCTGGACGTGCCCGACGACATCAACGACGACGAAGACCCAACGACTGAAGAGGATCAGGTCCGCGACTTCTACGATGAGCAGTCCTTCGGCGATGAGGGATCGTCACGCGGTGTGATGCGTCGGGTTTGGTCGCGCATGATCTGGGTGCGCTGCGACGCCGACGACGACGGGGCGAGCCGGCTGCACTACGTCATCGCAGTGGGCCGGACGATCCTGTACGCCGAACCGACATCGCGCATCCCTGTCTCGTCGATGGTGTCGCAGGCCATGCCGCACCGTCACCCGGGCTTGCCTGTTGCTGAGACGGTGAAGGACATCCAGGACATCCGCACGGCAGTGACGCGCGGCGGCCTGGACAATCTCTACCTCGCCAACGCGGGCCGACATGCGATCAGTTCGCAAGTCAACCTTGAAGACTTCCTAGACGCGCGCCCAGGTGGCGTTGTGCGGATGCAAGGCGATGCCCTGCCGGCCGAGGGGCACATCATGCCCCTGACGCATCCGGTGGTGTTTGAGCAGGTCATCGGCTCGCTTGAATACTTCGATCAGGTCCGCCAGAACAGGACTGGGGCCACGCGCTACTTCAGCGGCACCGATGCCGGGGCGATCAACAAGACCGCAGCCGGGACTGGAATGTTGCAGAACGCGGCTGCGATGCGGGTCGAGCACATCGCCCGCATGATGGCGCCCGCGGTCGAAAACCTGTTCAGCATCGTGCAAGAGGTCATCGCCAAGCACGAAAACAAGGCACTGACGATCAAGGTGGCCGGGAACTGGCAGACCGTCGACCCGCAGGCCTGGCGCACCAAGCGCGACATGCGTATCAGTGTCGGCGTCGGGGCCGGCAACAAAGAGTCGATGATGGCCCAGCTTGGCAACATCTTCGGCGCGCAGATGCAACTACTGCCGATGAACCTTGCGGGTCCGCAGCAGATCCACGCCACGGTCACGGAAATGGCAAAGATGGCTGGCTTCGCGAACCCTGCCAAGTTCTGGCAAGACCCGACGAACATGCCTCCGGCCCAGCCGCCGCCATCGCCTGAGATGATCAAGGCGCAGACCGAACAGCAGAAGATGCAGTTCCAGGCGCAGCAGGATCAGATGCGCTTCCAGGCCGAACAGCAGTTCGAGACCCAGAAGATGCAGATGCAGGCGCAGGTCGACGCGCAGCGTGAGGAAATGCAGGCGCGTCAGAAGCAGTTGGAGCTTGAACAACAGGCGCAACTGGCGCAACTGCAGGCCCAGTATCAGGCCCAGCAGGATCAGCGGCGCATCGAGTTTGAGCAGTGGAAAGCAAGCCTTGATGCCAGCGTCAAGCTGGAGATTGCAAACGCCAGCAACCAGACCGCGATGGACACCGCGCAGCCCAAGGCAGACCCGCAAATCGGCCAAGTGGTGCAGATGCTGCAGCAGTTGATGGAAGAGGCCAACCAGCCCGCGGAAATCGTGCGCGACCCAAACACCGGCAAGGCCATGGGCATCAAGCGCGGTAGCAAAACCCGATCAATCGTTAGAGGCCCGGATGGTCGGGCCGTGGGAGTTCAGTAATGGCATTGGCATACGAAGCGGCAACCCTCCGGGATGCCATGTTGGACGCAATTACCACGCGGGCAGGCAATGCCGCGCTGTTGCGCATCTATGACGGCAGCCGGCCAGCCACGGGCGGATCAGCAACAACGTTGCTCGCAGAACTGACCTGCGGCACTCCGTTTGCTGCTGCCGCTGTCAACGGCGTGTTGACCCTGGGCGCCATCACGCAGGACTCAAGCGCCAATGCAACCGGCACGGCCACATGGTTCAGGATTGTGCAGAGCGACGGCACGACCTTTGTTCTTGATGGCAACGTTGGCACCAGCGGCAGCGACCTGAACCTGACCACGACAAGCATCGTTTCTGGCCAGCCGGTGTCTGTCACTTCTTTTGTCATCACTGAAGGCAACCCGTAAGCGGGGGCGGCAATGTCCATCGGCCAATACCCTGATCGGGTCAAAGAGACCAGCACCACGACGGGCACGGGCTCCGTCACGCTTGCGGGTGCTGCAACGGGCTATCGCACGTTCGCGGCTGCGCTGACTAGCGGCACGTCGGTGAGATACTGCATCGCCCAGCAAAGCGGGTCCGAGTGGGAAGTCGGAGAGGGTGTGTTCACGGCCCCTTCAACGCTGTCGCGCGTCACGGTCTACTCGAACCACTCAAGCACCACAAGTCTGATCAACTTCAGCGCCGGGACCAAGGACGTGTTCATCACGTACCCCGGCTATGACTTTGATCGTGTGCAAAGCGCGGGGCGGATTGTCGCCACTGCAAACCTACAGGCGATGAACTGACATGCCAGCCAATAGCGACCCGATTTACAGCCGCCGCGGTCAAATCCAGGCAGTTGGAATTAGTGCGGCCAACACTTCCAGCCAGGGCGGCGGGACGATTGGCACGGACATTTTCAAGGCTTTCGAAGCGGACGCGACCAATGGTAGTTTCGTGCGTGAGGTGCGGTTTACGCTGGGTGAAACGACCATTGGCACAGCCTCGACAGCGGGTGTCATGCGGGTGTTTATCTCGTCTGTGACCAGCGGCAGCACGACAACCAGCAACACGCATCTATGGCAAGAGGCCGCGGTGCCGTTGCAGACGCCTTCAGCGACCGCTGCCGGTGCGCCGGTCTGCATCCCGCTCAACTTCATGTTGCCGGCTGGTTACACAATCCTCGTCACGTCTAGCGTGGCCCCGGCGGCAAACACGCAGTGGAAGGCGACCGTCATCGGGGGCGACTACTGATGCTTGACGCCGCGTATCTGCCGAACCTGCTGGAATGCCTCCGGTATGAGGAGGTGTTCGGCACTGGTAACGTCGTGGGCGTAGATCGCCGGCCCATCGCAAAGCCACGCGGGGCGAGGTTCCTCTATCTGTTCGCCATTGGTGCGGGTGGGGGCGGGGGCGGTGGGTTTGTGGCCGCTGCTTCAGCGGCTGGCGGTGGCGCTGGCGGTGGTTCAGGCTCGCAAGCCGCAATTCTGGTCCCATCGTTCATGTTGCCCGATGTGCTGTATGTTTCCATCGGCCGTGGCGGGCCTGGTGGCGCTTCTGGCGCAGCCGGAACGGCTGGCACAACGTCAATCGTGTATTACGGGCAGACTGCCGCCGCACCGCAAGGAACTGACACACTGTTGTCTTTGGTCGGCGGTGGCGGTGGGGCTGCTGGCGGCGGTGCAGGCTCTGCGACTGCGGGTATCGCTGGAACGGTGCCGACCATCAACGGCGGCAGCGGATCTAACATGGCTGCTTTCGGCCACTCGTCTTTCCTTGTTGGGCAAGCTGGCGCAGCGGGGGGTGCGGCTACCACTGCGGGCGCTGGCGGTGCGATCACTTTTCCGACGACCGGCCTCTACTGCAGCGGCGGCGCAGGCGGCGGGGCAATCGGAACGGCAGGCACTGGTGGCAATGGCGGGGCAGTGGCCCATGCAAACAGCACGGTCCCGCTTGGCCTCACGTCTATCGCTGGCGGCACGGGCGGCACGGCTGGAAATGCTGGCAACCCTGGCAACCCTGGCTTCTACGCCGGCATGAACCGTGACCGCGTGAAGTTCTACGCGACTGGTGGTTCTGGCGGTGGCGGATCTTCTTCAACCGGCACCAATGGCGGCGCTGGTGGTGCTGCTGGCCCAGGTTCTGGCGGTGGTGGGGGCGGCGCAGCCCTCACCGCCAACACTGCCGGCGCTGGGGGTGCCGGTGGCCCGGCTTACTTCCTCTTTGTCTGGCTGTAATCATGATCCGACACGACGGCACGCAGTTTGTAAACGCCGAAGACCCGGAAGATCCGGCCGAGGTCAGGCGTGAGATTGAGCAGCACGCGCGTCGTCTGTTGGAGCGCTTCGTCGCGCAGTATCAGTATGCGCCCGCTGAAATGGCCTCATGGGCTGTTCTGGCCAGCGAGGTCAGGGCCTACGCAGCCAGTGGGAACACGGCAGACTGCCCGTTCTGCGTTGCCGAAGCAACTTCGTCGAATCTCACGCTTGAGACCGTCATTGCGCGGGTTGTCGCAAACACGGCAGGTTTCTCTGCGTACCTAGCCGCGGTCAAGGGTGCGCGCAACAAGCACAAAACCGCCATTGCAACGATGACCCCGGCCCAGGCATTTGCCTATGACTGGCGGGGTGACTGGCCGGCATGATTTCCGGCCATCCGATCAGCAGCGCCCCAATATCGGGCGAAGTTGTTGCGGCGGCAGCGGGTGTTACAGGAACCGTTGCGTACACCAACGCAAACGACACCAGCAGCGCCAGCGGAACGACGACGGTTACTGGCGCGCTTGCCAGAACCAATGCCGACGACACATCGTCAGCCAGCGGCACAACAACCGTCACTGGCACCAGTTCCACCACGAACGCGGCAGACACCTCTGCCGCATCGGGCACGGTCGGTGGTGGGTCTGGCGTCACTGGCGCGTTGGCAACTACCAATGCCGACGACACTTCAAGCGCAGCGGGCACGACGACCGTTACTGGCTCGCTGGCGGCCACGAACGCCAATGACACCGCATCAGCCGCTGGCACGATCACGGTTACCGGCACTGTCGCCTATTCGAATGCTGACGATAGCGTTTCAGCTAGTGGGGCCGCTGGAACCGTGTCTGGCACGGTTGCATACACCAATGCGAACGACACCGTATCTGCAAGCGGGTCTGGCGGCCCGTCAACCGCGCAATCAGGCGGCGGGCGGTCAAAGCGCAAGCGCCGGCAGCGGTACGAGGTCGAGATTGACGGCGAGGTGTTCGACGCCGATTCGGTAGACCAGGCTCTAGATATCCTGCAAAAGGCCAAGGAACAAGCCCAGGCCGTCGCAGACAAGGCCGTAGAGCGCGCAGTGAAGGCGCGCAAGCGTGAGCCTCGCAAGGTCATCGCGGATGCGCAGAAAGCCCTGCAACTGCCCGACATCCAGGCGCCGGCCGAGCTGCAGGATGCCGCCGATGCCGTGCTGCAACAGATCCGCGCGCTGTACGAGCAGGCCGCCCAGGCTATTGAGATTGAGACCGCCATGCGGCGACGTGAGGCCGAGATTGATGAAGACGACGAAGAGGTGATGCTGCTGCTATGACCCCCCGCGAACGTGGCGACCACGCGAAACGCCTGCTTGATGACCCGGTGTTGCGTCATGCGCTTGACTCCATCCGAGACGGCATCGTGCTGAAAATCGAGGGCAGCCCCATCGGCGACCGGGACACGCACCACGAGGCGGCGATCAGTCTGCAACTGCTGAAACGGGTGCGCAGCGAGCTGATGCGCATGGTTGACGACGTGAAAATCGATGAAAGCCGCGCAAAGCAAGATGCGTTCATCAAAAACATGAAACAATCAATCGCTTCCCGCTGACTGATAGGGCCAGTCAATTACGGGACATCATTGCCCTTGGAGTGACGCATGGCTGACCTACCCGATCAGGGCTCACCTGCATCCGTTGAAGATCGCATAGGTTCGCTGTTTGACAGCGAGCCGGAGTCTGATGCGCCTGAAGCGGCGCCCGAGACTGCAAGCGATGAAGGCGTTTCCGCGGAAGCGGAAGGCGACGAAACAGACGGCGACGAAGCGCCACCACCCCAAGCCGATGTTGTCGAGGTCGAAGACGGCCAAGGCAACAAGCACCTGATCCCAGCAGCGCTGAAAGACCAGTTCGCGCACAAGCAGGACTACACGCGCAAGACGCAGCAGGCAGCCACGCTGTCCAAAGCTGCGGAAGACCGCATGCAGTTCGCTGAGGCGAAAGAGCAGGTTCTAACGGCCATCATGCAGGACTACGCGGGGCTGCAAGAGAAGCAGGCCCGCTTGGCGCAGTTGAACGGCCTTGACCTGGGGGCGCTTTACAACGCAGACCCGGGCCAGGTGTTCAGCATCCAGCAGCAGATTCGCACGCTCGAGCGCGAAGTTGCAGACGGCCAGCGCACCCTGCAAGGCAAGGCCCAGCACATTGAGTCATCGCTGAAGCAACACCGCGAAAAGCAGTGGACGCTGGCAGTCGAAGGCGTGAAGCAGGCCCTTGGCACCGTGTCGCAACAAGACGACACGGCGATGTTGAAACAGGTGCAGGAACTTGGATTCTCGACAGAGGAACTGAAGGGCCGGTTCGCCGACCCGCGGTTTCTGATGGCGGTGTTCAAGGCGGCCAAGTGGGATCAGTTGCAGTCTGGGAAGTCGTCAGCCATCAAATCAGCGGCCAGCGCGCCCCCGGTGTTGAAACCTGGGGTCACTGGTCAAGGCAATTCAGCGTTTGCCGAGCGAATGCAGTTCAAGAAGTCGATGAAGGCTGCCAAGTCTGATTCGCAAAAAGCTGTACTCATTGGCGAGCGCCTGGCGAACAAGTTTCGCTTCTGAGGTAAATAATGGCCCAATTGACTGGAACCACTGACAGCTACCGCGTCGGCGCGGCTGGCGGCAATCGTGAAGACCTGGAGGATGTCATCTGGGACTTGTTCCCCGATGAGACCTACTGCCTGACCAACTTCGACCGCGTTGAGGCGTCGAACAGCTACCACGAGTGGCTGACTGACACCATCGTGGCGCCGACTTCGAACCGGCAGATTGAAGGCGACGATGCGGCTTTCGTGACGGTGGTCAACGCCGTTCGCGTCGGCAACTACCAGCAGATCAGCCGAAAGACCTTCCTGATTTCGCGTTCGCAGGACAAGTACGCCAAGGCCGGCCGCAAGCGCGAATCGACCCGGCAACTGACCAAGCAGATGCGCGAGATGAAGAACGAGATGGAATACGCCATCGTTCGCAATCAGGCATCGTCTGCCGGCGGCTCTGCAACGGCCCGCTCGACGGCAAGCATTGAATCGTGGCTCGCTACGAACGAAGTGCTGGCAACCACCACGTCATCGGCGACGACTCCCGGGTTTGCTTCCGGCGCGGTTGCTGCGCCGACTGACGGCACCACGACCGGCGCCCTGACTGTCGGCGCGCTGAACTCTGCGTTGCAGGGCTCTTGGTCGTCTGGTGGGCAGGCAACGCAGATCCTGGTGGGGCCGCTGCAGAAGGCTGCCATTGACCAGTTCACCGGCGTTGCGACGCGCTTTGTGGACGTGGACAAGGCGGCGCAGGCGTCCATCATCAACGCGGCAAACCTGTACGTGTCGAGCTACGGGCGGCACACCGTGCGCCTGCACCGGCATGTGCGTTCAAGCGTTGTGCTGTGCCTGGACCCGGATATGTGGGCCGTTTCATTCGTTGACAAACCGATGATGGAAAAGCTCGCCAAGACGGGCGACGGCGACAAGTACATGCTCATCACTGAGTTTGGCCTGGTCTGCCGCAACGAAGCGGCGTCGGCAAAGGTTGTGTCCTGCGCCTAACTGGGGAGGGGGCTTCGGCCCCCTCATTTGCCTATGGCTTATGAGTTCTTCTCTTACGATCCCCTGACAGGGATCACAACCCAATATGACTACGATGAAGAGACAGACACCGCGCTTTTTCATCGGTCAGAGGACGTGTCCGGCATCCTGAAGGTTGCAGCAGAAACGCGCGCCATGCAGCCGGGCAGCTACATCGGGCAATCCGATGAGAAGTGGTTTCCGCAAGCAGTCATACCCGCAATGGTGATGGCTGAAATGCTCAAGAAGGGCATCGACGTGACGCGCCTTGAAGGCAAGGACGCAACGATTGTTGCCCGCGAGATTGAGACGAACTATCCAGATCTGAAGCTCACTGAAAAACGCATTTGGAGGCCGGTCTAGTGAGTCTGCACAAAGCAAAAGAGTACGCCGAAGAGGGCAAGTACGCCGATGCCTGGCGCATCGTGACGCCGTACATGATGGACAAGCCCGACGACCCGATGGCAATGATGCTGGCCGGCTACATGCTTGAGAAGCAAGGGCAGGCCCCCATCGCGTACCACGTCTGCAAGTCGCTGACCGCGAAACATCCTTCATTCAGCGGCGGCTGGGCCAATCTGGGTAAGGTGTGCGACACGCTGTGGCGGATGGACGAAGCCGAGGCGGCTTACAACCGGGCGCTGAATCAGACCAAGGCCGGCGACACTGACGCCAAGCTGATGCTGTGGAACAACCTTGCGGCGCTGCATCTGCAGCTTGGCAACTTCGACAAGGCGCGCAAGTACGCCGAAAAGTCGCTCGACATTGACCGCGAACACCTGAAAGCCCGGCACAACCTGGGCATATCGCTGTTGGCCGCTGGCGAGTGGGCCGAAGGGTGGAAGCAGTACGAGGCGTCTGTCGGGTCTTCCGCGCGCATCGCCTGGAACTACACCGGCGAACCGACGTGGAAAGGCGAGCCGGGCGGCACTGTGGTGATCTTTGGCGAGCAGGGCATCGGCGACGAAATCTGCGCCGCGTCCATGATCCCTGATGCTATCGAGGTGGCCGGCAAGGTCATCATTGATTGCGATGTCAGGCTGCAAGGCCTGTTTGCGCGGTCTTTCCCGCGCGCCAAGGTCTACGGCACCCGCAACCAAAAGGTGCTGAACTGGGCTGACGACGACCAGACCGTTGACTACTCCATTGCGTCGATGCAGTGCGGGGGCTTGTTCAGGAACAGCGCGGCAGCGTTCCCTGGCAAGCCGTTTCTGACCGCTGACCCTGACCGCGTGCTGATGTGGCGGGCGTTGTGGAAGTCGAAGGGCAAGCCGGCAATCGGCATTGCGTGGTCTGGCGGCATCCGGGAAACGGCATCCATGCACCGCAGATGGAGCCAAGAGGAACTGGCGCAGATCATGCGCGCCAAAGATGCGCATTGGGTGTGCCTGCAATACAAGGACGCTGCCGCAGAGGTCGCAGAGTTTCGCGCCAAGTACCCCGATATCGACATCGGTTTGTATCAAGCAACCACGCTGTCAAAGGACTACGACGACATGGCCGGGCTTGTTGCTTCGCTTGACGGCGTTGTGGCCATGCAGAGCACTGCGGTTCATACAGCCGGTGCGCTGGGCATCCCATGCGCGGCGGGCATCCCCAAGACTTCGCAATGGCGCTACGGCACGCAAGGATCAAAAATCCCTTGGTACGCCAGCGTTCGCTTGTTCCGGCAGACGGATCAATGGCCCATTGAAAGCATCCGCGATTGGGTTGCATCGTGCTGATCACTGACCACTACCGCGCCCAGCAGAAAGCCTTGCACGATGAGGGAAGCTACGGCGTGGTGTCCGCCAAGTACGCGCCGATTGTTGCGCGCCTCATCGATACGCACGGCATCAAGCGGCTGCTGGACTACGGCGCCGGGTCAAAGCTCACGCTGATCAACGCCATTGCAGACCGCAGGCTGTGCGAATCCAAGTTCGACTACGTGCCCTATGAGCCGGCCATTGAAAAGCACAGCGCCACGCCTGAGCCCGCCGAAATGGTGGCCTGCATCGACGTGCTGGAGCACATCGAACCTGACTTGCTGGACAACGTGCTGGATGACTTGAAGCGGGTAACGCTGCGGGTCGGGTTCTTCACGGTGTCGTGCGTGCCTGCATCCAAGGTGCTGCCAGACGGCCGGAATGCGCACCTGATCCAGGAAGAGCCGGAATGGTGGCTGCCCAAGTTCACGGACCGATTCAGCCTGCAGACCTTCCAGCGAGTGCCAGGCGGGTTCAACGTGCTGGTGACGCCAAAGTGATCCCGGTCTACGCCGGCTTCGACGCCCGCGAAGAGGCTGGGTATCACGTCTTCTCGTCTTCGCTGATCAACCGCGCGTCAAGTCCAGTCAGCATCATTCCGCTGCACCTTGACTTGTTCAAGTCGTTCTACGCGGCAGGCCACAGGGACGGCACAAACGCATTCATTTACACCCGGTTCCTGATCCCCTTCTTGCAGGACTTCAAGGGCTGGGCGCTGTTCTTGGACGGCTCGGACATGATGATGCGGGCCGACGTGTCCGAACTGTGGGCGCTGCGGGACCACTACAAAGCCGTGCAAGTCGTGCAGCACGACTACACGACCAAGCACCCGCGCAAGTACGTTGGCACCAAGATGGAGGCGCCCAATCACGACTACCCGCGGAAGAACTGGTCAAGCGTGATGCTGATCAACTGCGGGCACTACGCCTGGCGGCAGATGACGCCAGAGAACGTCGAGAAGATGAGCGGCCCCGAGCTGCACCGTTTCTCGTGGATGCGGCCCGAGTTTGTCGGTGCGCTGCCTGTTGCGTGGAACTGGCTGGCCGATGAGTACGGCCCCAACGATCAAGCAAAGCTGCTGCACTGGACGGCCGGCACCCCGGCATTCGAGCGCTACGCACAGGCCGCCCATGCAAACGAGTTCTTCCTGCAGTTGAAGCAGGTCAATCACGTAACCGACTAGATGGCATAATGCGTGCGCCGACTACCCCGCTCGGGGCCGGCTTCGCGTAATGCGGGGCCGGAAGGCCCTGCCAGGGGCTTGAATGGCGATCTCCACTTTTGCCGAGCTGAAGACCGCGATCCAATCTTGGTCGCAGCGCGGCTCGGCACTTTCTTCGGTTGTCGGCGACTTCGTGGCATTGGCCGAGGCCCGCATCCGCGCCGACGTTCGGTGCCGCGCCATGGTGCAGACCGTTACGGGCACCCTGTCCGGCGCAACGCTGGCAACGCCTACGCGGTTTCTGGAGGCAATCTCTGTTTCCGTGGCGGATCAGGTCATCCAGTATCTATCGCCACAGCAGTTTGACCTGCTGACATCGCAAACGCACCTGTACTACACGCTACGGGGCGACAACTTCGAGTTTGGCAAGACTGGCGACTACTCGATCAGCTACTACCAAGCCTTCGCGGCCTTCAGCGCCGATGGCGACACGAACTGGTTGCTGACCAATTACCCGGGCATCTACCTGTTTTCCGGTGTTGCAGAGGCCGCGGTCTGGACCCGCGATGATCCGCAGACCTGGAATCAGCGATACCGGGCCGAAGTGGCGAACCTTGAAAACCTCGAACGGCTGGCGTATCGAATGCCTGTCGTCCGTCCTGACATCCGGGTGATCTGATGGCACTTGAAACCGCGACCACGATTGCCGCATTGGTGGCAACAAACCCGACGACAAGCGACAAGCGCAAAGAGGGTGACGACCATCTGCGCATGATCAAAACGTGCCTTGTGGCGCTGTCTAGGACGGTGCTCTATGGCGCCGTCACGACCCACAGCGGCACCACGGGCACGGCAGTTGCTGGGCAAATCAACCTATGCACCAATGCTGGCGCCGTCACCATGACGCTGCCAGCCAGCCCCACGGCCGGGGATTTGTGCGCCTTCATCTTCACGAACGGCGGCACGACAAACGTGCTCGCCCGCAACGGTTCGCCTATCCAGACCGCGGCATCTGACAAGACGCTTTCTGGCTACGTGGCGGGCACGTTGACAAGCTGGCGCTACATTGACAGCACCCGCGGGTGGCTGGAAGAGTAATGGCAATCCAGGGCCGTTCGCGCAAGGGGATCATCGAGCAGCCTGCGGGCGGCGGGATCGTGGCCGACGAGGTATCGCACGAGGCCAGCGAACCGCAGTGGACCATCGGCCTGAATGTTCGGTTTCGTGACGGCTACCTGCGCAAGACTGAGGGCTATCTAACCACTCTGAGCACCCCGCCAGCGGTCACGACGCACATTGCAAACCTGCAAGTCGGGGGCGTCAACTACTGGGTCTACACCAGCAATTCGGCCATTTACAGCGACACCGGCACGGCGCAGACAGACATCACGGGATCTACCGCACTCACTGCGACCCAGGCAAACAAGGTCACATCGGCGGTGCTTCATGGCGTGCTGATCGTCAACAACCAAGCCGACGTGCCCCGCTATTGGGGCGGGTCTGGAAACACGGCCAACATACCGGGCTGGACATCGACGCACCGCTGCCAGTCCATTCGCACGTATCTGAACTACGTGATTGCCTTGAACGTCACCAAGGGGTCGACCAATTTCGGATCGATGGTCAAGTGGTCGGACGTGGCAGACCCTGGGTCTGTGCCCGATTCATGGGACACCGCAGACGCAACCCGCGATGCTGGCGAGTACAGCATTGCAGAGACCGATGATGACGTGGTGGACGGTCTGCCGCTGGGAAACGTGTTTGTGGTCTACAAACAGCGCTCCATGTACGGCATGCAGTATGTGCAGAACAGCGACATCTTTCGCTTCTTCCGGCTGCCTGGAAACTACGGGGCGTTGACGCAGAACTGCATAGGGATCATCCCCCGTGGTCACGTTGTGCTGACGAACGGGCCTGACGTGATCATCCACTACGCCAACGAACCGCAATCGATCATCACCGGCCGATTGAGGACGTGGCTGCGGACGAACATCGACCCAAACAACTATGGCATGTCGTTTGTGGTTGCGAACACCACAAAGGCCGAGGTCTGGGTCTGCATCCCGACAACCGGGGCGAGCTACTGCAACCGCGCGCTCGTCTGGAATTACGAGCAGGACACATGGTCCATTGTTGCGCTGCCCAACACCACAGCTGGAAGCATGGGCCTGTTGCCGTCGACCGATCTAACCTGGGAGGGCGACGAGGCGACGTGGGAGTCTGACGATGAGCCGTGGGACTCTTTCGACGTTGAAGACCGGCTTCTCATGTCCAGCGGCAACACGAAGATTTACGTCATGGACGAAGGCGACACCGCTGACGGCGCGCAGATTGCAGCAAGTGTCACGCGCACTGGATTGACCTTTGGCGACGCTGAAATCATCAAACTCTGCAAAGGCATCACGCCGCGGGTTGATGCTGCGCCTGGGACTGTGTTGAGCTTTGAACCAGCCACGGCTGACGACGTGGAAGACCCGCACGACTTCGGAGCGGCAGTCTCCTACACCGTGGGCACAACCCGCAAGGCTGACTTCTTTGCCAACGGCCGGGCGCTGGGGGTCCGCATCTCAAGCGCAGGCGCAGGGGCTTGGCGCATCAAGTCCATGGGCTGGGACGTTGTTCCCATGGGGGACTTCTAATGTACTTCCCGGCGTCACTTCCGAAAGAGGCGGACCCCTGGCTGGTGCGGGAACTGCAGTCCATCAGCCAGGCCTTCGAAGTTCCTCGCCAGTTGTCGGCTTACGACATCCTGGCGACATCGCCAGAGAAGCCGCGGGACGGGCAGTTCTACGTGGCCGACGGCACGAACTGGGACCCGGGGTATGGGCCCGGCCCATACCTGTACTTCAACGGGCAGTTTGTGCCAATGTTCGGGGCATCTGTCGACGTGCTGGAGTCGGCCATCATCCCGTGCAGTGATGAGACATCAAACATCACCATTGGCACGGCCAAGCGCACGTTTCGCATGCCCTACGCGGCAACCTTGGTTGCAGTGCGGGCCGCCATGAACACCGCGCCTACTGGTTCAACGGCAGTTTTCGACATCAACAAAAACGGCGCAACGATGTTGTCCACCAAGCTGTCGATTGATGCCACCGAAAAGACCAGCTACACCGCAGCAACGCCAGTGGTCATCAGTGTTTCATCCCTGGCAATCGACGACGAAATCACTATCGACTTCGATCAGGTGGGGTCGACCGTGGCCGGCACTGGCGTGAAGATTACATTTCTCTGGACGAGGGCGCCGACGTGATCTATCTGGAATATCCAGGGGCATCGGCCGGCATCGTAGGTGAGGGTTATGCCTATACGACTTTGGTCAACGCCGACACTCTGAGTGTTCCTGCCCACGGGGCTGGTGCGCTGCTTCTGGTGTTTTCTAGGTCCGCTGGAGCTACGGTGCCATCGACGCCCAGTGGATTTACTTCTATCTCAAGTGAAGCGCGGCTGTTTGGTAATGGATGGCGAGTTTCGTGGGTGATAGATTCGGCAGGAACTATCAATAGCGTCACCAGCGTAAATGCATTCCAGTTAATGATCCATGTTTACTCTGGCGCAAGCGGTATCGGGTCGAGTGCGACAAACACAGAGGCATTAGGTCCGCCGGGCACAATCCCTGCGCTGACGCTTACTGAGACAAACGGAACGTCTGTAGTTGCTGCGTTTGGCACACTGAACCAGCCCTACGCTCAATCAACACCTACGGGGCTTACATTCCGCGGTGAGATAGACGACACGCTTGGCGGTGGCGACTGCCGATCATGGGATACGGCAGATGGCGTGGCGTCGTGGTCAAGCCAGACGACAACCTGGTCTGGGGGCAGCGGATATGGGTCATATATAGCCGTTGAAATTCTTGCGGCCTAGCAGACTGAGGACGACACATGGCATACACAGACGACCAAATCAAGCAGTTCATCACCGATAAAGGCATCGGCAACAACCCATATGCCATGTACAGCTACGCCCAGCAATACGGGGTCGGAGCCGATCAGGTTGACAAGGCCATGGGTTACGACGCCGGCACGTCTCAGAAGTGGATTCAGGAACAGGGCTTGTCAATGCCAGGCCAGCCGCAGCGGCCCCCCAATGCGTACATGAGCCCGCCGCCGCAGGCTCGCTCGCAGCCCACGCAGCAGACCGGCATGCCTGGCGCGCAAGGCCCGAACCCTTACAGCCCGAACCCGACGAACAGCCCCATGCAGCCGATGGCAAGCGGCAGGCCAAGTGGCGGTCCTGGCCAGCAGAATCCCTATACACAGCAAGTCGCCGACCGGATGACGCAGCAGGTCAACAACAACTTGCAGCGCAATGTCTTGCCGAGTCTGCGGCGCGGTCAAGTTGCGAACGGCACGCTCGGCAGCACCCGGCAGGGTATCGCTGAAGGCATCGCAGTCGGCGACACGAACGACGCGCTGGCCGGGGCTTTGGGCAACCTGTACAGCGGGCAATTCAACACCGACAGGAACTACGGCTTGCAGTCTGATGCGCTGGACTTGAGCGTGTATAACGCCAACCAGAACTGGATGAACCAGGGCCAGCAGAATCAGATTGGTCTGATCGACAAAATGATGGGCTGGAACCAGCAGGGCATCCAAAACGCCACGAATGTGCAGAACACGCCCATGAACTACTGGCAGCAGTTCAGCAACAGCGCGGGCCAGTTGGGTGGAATGGGCGGCACAAACTCGCAGCAGATGCAGGGCAACCCGTGGTTGTCGGGCTTGGGCGGCGCGATGACGGGATACAACCTGTACCAGAACTGGAACAAAGGCGGCTGACATGGCAAAAAGCATCAACCCCGACTTGCTGGCGCAGATCTTGGCGATGGCCCAAGGGGCCGGCACGGCGAACAACGGCGGGCAGCAGTTCAGCGGCGCGGGCCCTTTGTCCGACTGGACCGTTGACACGCGGCGCGACGTGATCGGGCGGACTGGTGGCGGCGGCGAGTCTAGCTCTGAAATCTACGGCGACCCAATCACCCGCCTGTATCAGCAGACTGGGCACGAAACCTGGGGTCAGGACACGGCGAACGTGTTTGACGCGCAGGGCAACTACATCGGCCCAAGCAGCGGCGACAGCGAAGCACTGAGCCTTGCCAAGTTCATTGCTTCGGCGGTGGGCGGCTACTACGGCACCCAGGCCCTGAACGGCATGGACTGGACCCAAGCCCTGACCGCTGGTGGCGCAGAAGCTGGGGGCGGCGGGGCGGCATCTGCTGGCCTGTCGTCTGCTGACAAAGCCGCATTGTTTGGGGCTGAAGGCTACGGCGCGGGCATGACTGGCGCTGAGACGGCGGCTTATGGTGCTGGTGCTGGTGCGGGCGCGGGGGCCGGTGCAGGTTCTGGCGGCGGCCTGACCGTGCAGCAGATTACCAGCGGCCTGAAAACAGGCGTTGACGCGCTGGGCGGTGGCGGCGGTGTGGCTGCGCTGTTGGGTGGCGTTGCGGGTGCCATGGACGGCGGCGACAAGACCCAGAGCACAAACCGCGACCCGTGGGCGCCGGCGCAAGACTTCCTCAAGCAGCAGATCGGCCAGGGCCAGCAACTGTCGCAGCAGTATCAGGCGCAGCCGTTCAGCGGGTCGCAAAAGGCTGGCTACAACAACATGGCCGGCCTGTTGGATCTGGTGAACAGCAACGCTGGGGGCCTGTTGTCAGGCTTCCAGGCCAACGCATCGGGCGCGAATCAATTCCGCCGCGGGCAGCAGCAAGGGCTGATCGGGTCGAGCTTCAACCCGACCGCTGCCCAGTGGAACCCGCAGACTTACGGGCGCTTTGGGGGCTGATATGGGACTACTCGACATCCTGGGAAGCGACACCGGCCTGCTCGGCCTGAACCTCATGGCGGCCGGCTCTGCAAGGCCTGTCCGCACGGGCTTCGGCGAAGGCTTGCTCGGTGCCCTGCAATCCGTGCAGGCGCAGCGGGCAGCAGAAGAAGACCGCAAGGCAAAGCAGCAGATGCAGCAAATGCAAGTGCAGCAACTTCAGGAAGCAGCAGCTGCGCGCAAGCAAGCGCAGGAACAGCAGCAGCAGCGCATGAGCTACCTTGGCGCCATCGACGCCGAACAGGGGCCGGCAATGCCGCTGAGCGTGCCGCGTGCGCTGTCGGCTGGGCTGAGCCTGCCTGAGATTGGGGCGCTTCAGCCACAGGGGGCCAGGGCGCCAGAGTTCAAGGTAGTGGGCGGGCGGCTGGTGCGCATCCAAGGCGATGACGTGCGCGAGGCATACGCCGCGCCTGAGAAGCCCGATCTGAACAGCCTGATTATTCCGGGGCCGGACGGCAAGCCGATGTTGAACAAGGCGCTGTTTGACGCTAAGCAGCAACTGGCTAGGGCTGGCGCCACAAACGTTGGGTTGACCACTTACGGAAGCCCGGTTGCGGCGCAAGACGCGCAAGGGCTGCCGGTGTTCGTGCAGCCGACAAAAGACGGTTCGCCGGCCATGGTGATGCAAGGCATTCGTCCGCCAAAGACAGCCGCAGAAGAACGCGCAGAAGCCGAACAAGGAACGAGAGCGCGTCAAGGCCAGCAGATGAATGAGGCGCTGACAGCGGCTGAAAAGATCCTGAAGGGGGGCAAGGCTACTGCTAGCGGCATTGGAAACGTCATGGACGCTGGAGCGCGGGCGGTCGGCATCACCACCACTGGCGCGCAGGATTCGGCCCGGCTACAGGCCTTGTCAGGTTGGCTGGTGGCGAACGTGCCGCGCATGGAAGGCCCACAGTCAAACTTTGACGTGCAGAACTACACCACCATGGCCGGCAAGATTGGCGACCCGACGGTCCCCATTGCAGAGCGACTGGCGGCGCTCGGCACGGTTCGAACGTTGCAGCAGCGCTATGCAGCCATCAATGGCGCCCCAATTTCTGGCGGCGCAACTGTGGTGCGAACTGGCCGAGATGCCCAGGGCAGAAAGGTCGAGCAGATGAGCGACGGGAGCATTCGCTATGGCAAAGATTGACCCCGCGTCGATCACATGGGATGAGCCGGCGGGCATCACTTGGGATGATGAAAACAAGCCAGCAAAGGCGGAAGACAAGCGTCCTTTCATCCAGCGACTGCTGCAAGACGGGCCGGCTGGCTTGGTGCGCGGCTCTGGGTCAATTGGCGCCACGCTGTTGACCCCGTATGACTTGGCAGTGGGCAACACCAAGTCAATCGGCAATCCAGAGCGTCGGCAGGCGATGGACGATGCCATGAAGATGATGGGCGTCGACACAGAGGGCATGCTGTATGGCGGCGGCAAGTTGGTTGGCGAGATTGCCGGAACTGCCGGCGCCGGTGGCGTGCTTGCCAACACTGCGCGCTTGCTTCCGGGTGCGGCAAGGGTGGCGCCGGCGCTTGATGCGGTGCGGACGGCCGGTTTCAGTGCTGGCGGCGTGACAGGCGCAGGTGGCGCTGGCCTGCGGGCACTTGGGGGAGGCGTCACTGGCGGCACGTCGGCTGCGATTGTCAGCCCTGAAGATATCGGGCTTGGTGCGGCTGTAGGCGCTGCGCTTCCAGGTGCGTTGCAAGTCGCTGGCAAGGCCGGTTCTGCTGTCGGGTCTGCGTTTGCGAGCAGCAGGAAGAAGGCGGCGCAAGACTTGGCGCAGGCGCTCAACCTGGGCGACAGGAAAGCCGTTGAGGCGGCCATTGCAAAGTTGAATGCTGCTGACGAACTGGTGCCTGGTGCGCGACCGACAGTTGCGCAAGCATTGCAAACGCCTGATGCTGGAATCTTGCAGCGTGTCGTGAGTGACAGCGCGGGCGGGAGCTCGTTGCGCGACGTGCTGGCAGGCCAGAATGCAGCGCGCTTGGCTGCGCTTGAAGGGGTTGCGCCGACTTCTCCCGTTGGGCTGCGCAGCGCGCAGCAAGACATGGGCGAGGCCATCATCCGCCAAGCACAGCGGGGCGATGCAGCTGCTAAGCAGAGGACGCGCGACTTGTTTAATGCTGTGCCGCTTGATGCGGCATCAATCTACGTGCCAGTCGAAGAGATTGCAGCAGCAAGAAGCAAGTTCTTCGGTCCTGGGTCGTTTGGCCCGCGCGGCGCGGTTGACGAAGCTGTGGCAAAGGCGAGAGAGCTAGGTATTGAGGTTGCGCCGGCCATGAAGGCTGCGCGTGGTAGCTCTGATGCTCCGTCGCTGTCTCAGGCTGTTCGTAAGGCTGGGGGTCTTGCAATCAACAACGCAAGCGGGCGGCGAGGCGAAGTCGACGCACTGCGGGGCGATCTGAAAAACCTTGTTCGGCAGAACGGCGGTTTGTCGCCTGCCAACATGGCCGGACGCATGTATGAGGCTGGCTACATTGCAGACGATGGGGTTGACACCTTGTTGAATGCGCTGAGAAACGATGCCTTCGGGGCGCCGTCGACATCCATGTATGACGACATGACGCGCAGCTATTCGGCAGCGCGTGATGCGGCGATGGGCGAAGCTCCGGGCGCTGTTGATGTGCCAAAGCAAGCCACTTTGCGAGAGATTCAGAATCTGCGCAGTTCGCTTGGCAAGAATCAGCGAATGATGGGCCGTGAGGGCAACGATCAAGCGGCGGCGGCGCTAGGCCAGATGAAGCAAGCCATTGACGACAAGATCAATCAGGTTGTCCGGGGCGATGGTTTGCCAGATGAGAACTTGCCGATTGACTGGGCCAACTCGCTGTCTGAGGCGTTGAAATCAAAGCGCGACCAAGTGGCGCAGTTTCGCACCGGCCCACAGGCCGACATTTTCCGACAAGCTGGAAACGGCGCCCCATTGGTTCAGGGCGGTGAGGCTGCGGCTAAATTCTGGGGCGCACGGCCTGGCCTTGCCGACGATGTGTCATCGTTCAAGCGACTGATCGGCGACAACCCGAAGTTGTTGGGCCAATTCAGAAGCATGGTCACGACTGAAGGCGCGTCGACGGCTGCGGCCTCTGGCAACCTGACCAGCAAGTTTGTTCGATGGGTTGACAACACTTTGCCTGGTCTGAAACAAGCATTTGAGCCCGAACAGGTGCGCACCTTGCAGCGCATTGCGGCGGACATCAAGCGGGCAGAGTCGGCGGCAGCGGCCGGTATGTCGCGCGGGTCGAATACCTACCAGAACGCATCAAATGCGCTGAGTCTTGGCCTGCTGGATAGCCCGCTTGTCAACGCGGCTGCAAATCGTATCCCGGTGCTTGGGTCGTTCACCGGGCCGGCGCTTGAGGGCTTGCGGTCGACGGCGCGCAAGACAAAGGCCGAAAGGCTCGCGGGTCTGTTGGGCGATTCTGGTTTGGCTGCAGAGCAATTGGGGGGACTGCTGAACATGCCGCAGAGCTACGCCCTGCCTTTGCTTGGTCGTGGCGGCCTTCTTTCCGCCCCGATCCTGGCGACCGACCAGTGAACGCACAAAAGAAGTTCCAGACGAACGCGGCAACGATCAAGACGACGGCCTTGAGCAGCACGTAATCGATGAACTCCATCCCCCAAAGGTAACACATGGGACTCCTAGACGGCATCGACACCGCGGACCAGGTTGAATTGCTGCGTCGCCGCAAGCTGGCGACTGACCCGCAAATGCAAGCGCTGCTGGCAGGCCGCGAGCACCGCGCCTATGCCCGCGAGACGGTACAGCATGATCCCCTGATGGCACTGTCGCTGCTTGTCGCAACGCCGGCATATCAGCTTGCAAAACTGGGCGGGATGACCAAATCCCGCAGTGCTCCAAGCCTGTCGCAAATGGGACAGGGATTGCTTGGCATCGGTGAAGGTCTTTACAACAGGTACGGCAAATGAAAACCATCCGCGAACTGATCCAGGCCATCCGCGAACTGACCGCGGCAATCAACGCGCTGCGGCAACAACTGTCAGGCGGTAATCAACCGCAAGGGGGCGGCGGTGGCGGGCCGGTGGAACCCAAGTAATTTGGCGGGCGTCATGCTGCTGATCGGCGCAACCCGGCACTACGGCTGGGCGCTTGTCCCTGCAGAGCTTGCTGGCGTGGCGTCCAAAGGGCTTGGCGCAACGGCAATCTTGGCCCTGATGTGGCTTGTCTACCACTTTGCAGGCGGCGGCCGGCTGTTGCTGGCTGTCCTGGCTTGGTGGTCGTTCGAGGAACTGCAGGTCGTGCTTTGTACAGCGGCATGGGCAATCGAGCCGTGGCATGTGCCTGAAGGGCAGGCCATGTGCAGCGCCAGGGCTGGGTTCGACATTGGGGCCATTACCGTGATCATAGTTGCAGGTCTGGCGCTAGCTGTTAGCTCTTACAGGTCTCAAGATACCAAAGGACACGAGAATGTCTGACAGACGGCCGGCGGCCACCATCCCAGAACTGGACGTGCATCTTGGCTACGTCCAACAGGCCATCGGCGACTTGCAACGGGTCGTGGCAGGCATGGCGACAAAGCAGGACATCACCGACCTCGCGGCGCGAATGGATACCTTTGCGACCAAGGAGGAACTTGACCGCCTGAAGAAAAGCATTGACGACGAAACCGCCGTCAGCAAGCTATCTCGGTGGGGTGCTATCGCCACTTCTGTCATGGCGATCTTCGGTGTTTGTGTTGCTCTGTGGGCTGGGGTGGCGTACATCGTGCGCACGCAAGACGCTATCCACGCCAAGCCGTGAAGCCCGACGTAGACGCTGCCCGGTCGGAAATCGACCGCATGACCAAGGCCGAAGAAGGCTGGCGGGCGCGTCCGTACCTCTGCATTGCTGCCAGGCCCACCATTGGCTGGGGTTGCACCACCTACGAAGACGGCCGCAAGGTGACGCTGCGCGACGCCCCCATCGACAAGGGGCGTGGCCAATCCCTGCTGGACTACAAGCTCACCGAAGGCATCAACAAGGTGATGGAGATGACCGGCGGCAAAGTCGGCACGAACCAGCTCGTTGCCTTGGTGGTCTGCGGCTTCAACATCGGGTGGCCTGGCTTAGCCGGGTCTTCAATGATCAAGGCGCACCGTCGCGGGGACTACGCGGCGGCCCGTCGAGCCTTCAGCCTGTGGAACAAGTACCGGCCGGACGGCCCTGGAACTGCATTGGTGGTGTCCGAGGCGCTTGAGGCTCGCCGCGCCCGCGAAGCAGCCATCTACGCGCTGCCCGACCATCATGCCGAGCAGGTGGCTACTGAAGAACCGCCGTCCATCCCGCAAGAGGTGGAGCCCGAAAGCAAGCCGGCATCGAGCCAGATCAACAAGGCCGGCGCCGGCATGACCATTACCGGAGCAGTGGCGGCCATTTCGGAATGGGGAGGCCAGTTGACCGGTTTGAAGCCAATGCTCGACACGGCCCGCAGCCTGATCACCGAAACGCTGGGCATCACGCCGGGCGCTGTGCTGCCACTGATTCTGATCGGCTGCGGCTGCGCAGTGATCTACTGGCGCCGCAAGCAGCGCGCGGGCGGTTGGGCGTGACTGCATTGCTTGGCATCGCCAGGGTGGTGCCGCTTTGGGTCTGGGCGCTGATCGCATGCTTGGCCTGGGGCGGATACAACCGCTTGGACGCCGGCCGCCAAGCCGCCAAGCGCGCCGAAGCCGAGAAGGCTGCCGCAGTCCAGGCAACAGCCGCAGCCGAGCAAGCCAAGGCTCGCGAGCGCGAAACAGCCCTTGTCGAAGCAACCGGAAAGGCCGCCGATGCGTACCGTGCTGATCTTGCCAAGCGCCAGGCTGCTGCCGCTTCTGTTCGCGCTGACCTTGACCGCCTGCGCGACGCCGTTGCCGCTGCCCCCGGCGCCAGTGCGTCCAGTGCAAGTGCCAGCGCCCCCGGCGGAACTGATGGAGCGGCCGGCCTCCGGGTCGTGGTCCGAGAGTGTGCAGCATCTCTATCGCAAGTGGCAGAAGCTGCTGACGCCTGCAACTCCCGCTTGATGGGGCTTCAGGAATACGTTAGAGCAACGGCGCCATGACCGACTGCGACGCTAACCGCTGGCAGCGAGCAATGGCACCGCTTCTATACACGTCGACAAAACCTGTACAGAAAACGCCAGAATCTGAACACATGCCAGCGAGCATATCGATGTGATCACCTACGACGGCGCCAAGATAACCGCTTGTCTGGCGGAGCATGGTTCCTATTTCGATCAGCAGGTAGAAGGCGTCGGCTGGGAAGTCAACGGGCGGATGCTTGCGGCCCTGGGAATCCACGATTGGACCGGCTCCAATGTCTGGGCGCACATCGCGGTCAGCCTTCCCGCTCGAGAATGGATCATCGCAGCGGCGCACTTCGTGTTTGTAACACTTGGCGTTAACCGCGTGTCAATGTGGGTGCAAGCGGATAATCGGCGTTGTTTGCGACTTATGCACGTCATGGGCGCAAATCTAGACTACGTGATGCGGCAGGGCCACGCTGGCGCAGACGTGCACTTGTATGTGCTGTGGCGGGGAACTGGCATTCACCAGCGACTGATCAACAAACTTTCGAAGGACTGATATGGGAAGCAAAACCATCGTGTACGTCGTGCGCGACGTGCCTCACCCGAAGCTGCCGACCGGCGCCGTCGTCTTCAACCGCGGCACCTATGAGTTGCCCGGCGACAGCCCCAAGGCTGACCGCTACCGGCTGGCCGACGACTTCCTCTACGGCCCGCTGGAACGGGCAACGCCGGAGGCTGTCGCGCGGGCGCCCAGCTACAAGGCGGGCATGAAGCCGTGACACGGCGAGTCAATTTCGAGCACATCCACATTTACGGCGGCGGGCCCGCCTGGGAGCAAGCAATGGCAACTTTGATCGAACACACCGACCGTCTCAACGCGCTTGTCGCGCGAGGCGAAGCC